CTTTTGACCAGCAGTTCCTCCAGAACCTGGAAGAGTTATTGTGTGAGCAGCAGCTTGACTAACTAAAATTGTTTTACCGCTATCGTAATCATAAAGAGTAGTAGGTCCACTAGCAATTACCTTATAAGATGAAGCTAAATCCTCAGCAACAGCAGTTACTTCAGTAGCTGTAATATCACCAGAAGTTCCAGCAACATCATATATTAAATCTCTTTGAGTGGCAACTCTTTTTGCAATAGCTTCACATACAGTTTCAGCATTAGCACTAACAGTTAAGGTTACAGTTGTTACGCCTTCACCCCAGACTCCAGATGCACCCTCTTGAATAGCACCATCAAACATGAGGACTACGGATGTATCAGAATTTGGTGTGTAAACCTTTATTAGGCGACTTATTGGAACCAACAGCTCCTCGCCATTGTCATTCACATACATTAATTTACTTTTCATTTTCTTATCTTTTATAAATTAAACATTAAGCCGCCGCATAATCACCCACTTCAACTCCTGTAATAGCAGTTATAGAGTCCATTAGATATACACCATTTACATCATCTGCAATAGTAACAATAGGACCTCGGTGTGACTGAATAACAGCACCTATACTTTTTAACACATTATCAATAGTTCCATTATCAATTGTAAGTGAAACCTTTGTATGAGCAGCTCCGCTTGTAGCGCCTCTAAAGAACATTTCTATTTCTGTAGCAGCGTCTCCATATCGAGCAGACTCAAATTTGTCAGCAGGCAAAATATACATCTTGTTGCTGTCATCATAAAATTTTAACATTTTCATTTTTAAATATTTTAAAGTTAAGACGGGGAAAGGGGAGAATAAACTCCCCTGTCGCCATCAATTAAATTTACGCATTAGATAATATACCACAAGATAATGGATTTCTAAGAATAATACCAGATTCAGAAAGAATTTGACATTCAAAGAAGTCATCACCATTAGCAGCCATCATCGAGTTATAGTCATAAGGGTTAACCATACCAGGTACATATTTCTTAACAAAACTTCTGTTAAAACCTTCAGCACCTTTAGCAATTAACTCTACATTAGCAACTCCATTTTGCATACCCATGTCTACAAATACCATTTTACCTGATTCATTTGAAGAATCAAATGTAGCAGAAATAGAATTATGTAAATTCGGGTCATCAAATACTGGACAGTAAGATAGAATCATTTTATTACCAAGAACATTATATTCTGTAAAGTTAGCTCCTAATGATACATCAGCACCACCTTTACCAGCAAATATAGAAGCTCCACCAGCACCTTGAGAAACTAACAAGTCTTTCATTGCTCTGTGGAAGTCAATTCGTCCTTGTGTTCCTGTAAATACTGAGAATACATTTCCTTCAGCTGATAAAGCGTTTTTAGAAAGTGTTCCTATAAAGTTAACGATATCTTCTTCAGTTAATGCACCAGCAGTATAAGTAGCTTGATTTGAAGAATCAATTTGAGCTAATAAACCATCACCCATGATTGGAAGTCCTGTAATAGCATCTCCTCTATCTCCAGGGAAATCATCAGCACTAGTAACTAAACCACCTGTCTCTGCAAATGATTTTTTACCATACCATCTTTGTAGTTCTAACTCATACATGAATTGGTCAGTCATTTGTTGTTCTTTTGTGAAATACCATAATCGGTGACCATTAGACTCAATCCAAGTAACATCAGTTAAGTCAGACCCCATAATTTTTGTTTTTTTACGAGATAGAGTTAACCAGTTTTTATAAGTACTTGGGTAAGCGTAGTTTTGTCCAACTTCAGAAGCTAATGAACCTTGATTAAACGCATTACCAATACAACCAACTACATCACCAACAGCTAATGCAACAGTTAAAGCATCAATAGCTCTTACTGTAATAGTGTTTTGTGCGTCAGAAGATGTAATAGAAGGAACATTAGTTACTATTGCAGTTTCGCCATTAGAAAAACGAACAACATCATTAACATTCAAATTGTCACCAAAAACTCCATTAGTTGGGTCGTGGTCAACAACAAATGTTTCTAATGCACCTGCAGCAGCAGATAATGTTTCACCTGAATCAATTACAGCTGGTTTTCTGTATCGACCTTGCATTTTCCATTCAAATGCATAATCGCCGATAACTTTTTCTGCAGCATTTCTACCTGCAGCTTCTAACAAATATGTTAGAGAGAAACGTGGATATTGTGAGATGATTTTTTTACCAATCTCAGGGTATTTTAGTAAGTTGGTTACCAACGCCGTTTCATCCGTTGTGTCCTTTCCATACGTACCCGTATAAACTTTTGCCATTTTTAAATAATTTTAAATTGTTATAAATAAATTAATACACAATAACAAATAAAATAGCGTTGCCTTCTTATTTATTACTTCATAAACTCAACAGGGTCAAAACCTCCCTTTTGTTTGGTTTCAACATGCTGAGATTTTCGCCCTAGGTTTGGATTAGTAATCTTATTGATTACAGCGGCTTTACCCTTCTCCATTCCTTGGCCACGTAACATCTTGAAGATTTTATCTTTATATTTCCATAAGAACGCAGCATCCGCAACATTGGCATGATTACTATATAGTTCCTCAGAAAATTCTCCTGATGTTATATAATTGTAGAGTTCTTTCTTTTCAGCATTTTTAATCTTACCTCCAAAAAAGTCATCTTTTGTTTTAATATAATTTTGTAAAGCTTGTCTAGTTTCTAGATTTGCTTTTTCTTGTTTGGCCACTCTGTCTTTTTCTACCTTCCTTAGCCTGTCTCTTTCATTTACAATATAGTTTTGTAAATTTTTTCTAAGAACAACAGCCTCTCTTTTTAAAAGTCCAGAATCCTGCATTCTATCTACAGTGTCCTTAACTTCATCCTTTTCCATGCCCGAAGCTTGTAAATCAGCCTCAACAAGTTTTCTGTCTCCCATTTTTAAAAAGTCCTGTAATTGAGTTATTGTGTCATTTACAGGTGGTGGATTGTTAAGAATTTTCTTAACTTCCTCTTTAAAGCTTTTTTCATCTTTTGCTTTAACTCCCACTTCTCCAGCTAAAGTTTCCCAATCATATGGAGACTCTTTAGACTCTTCAGTCTTTTCTTCTTTGCTCTCCTCAGCCTCAGGTTCAACATCCCAATCCTCATCCTCTTCTTTAGCGCCCTCTTCTTTTGTTTCAGTTTCTACTGAGTCCCAAGTGAAATCATCCTCATTAGTTTCTTCTGACTCTTCAGCACTTTCTGAAACAACCTCATCTGCTGTTTCTTCTTGTGTTTCAGTTTTAGAAGCTTCATCTAACGATGCAAATGCTTTTGGGTCAAATCCCGTTTCTTTTGTTTCTTCGGTTGTTTCTGCAACCTCTTGCTCAACTTTTTCTATTAAGTCTTCGCCTGTTTTGTTTTTTTCTGCCATAGTTGTAATTTTTGCTCTTTACTTTGTACAAAGATAGTTATTATTTTTTTACTTGTTTTTTAGCTAATTGCTTAGCTTTATTTTCCTCTTTTTTCGCACGTCTATCTTTATCTGATTTATCTTTATCGTGCGCTATTTTTTTCTCTTCCATTTTGTTTTTATAATCAGATTGTATAGCTTCTTTATCGAAACTAGCTCTAATTTTATCATCCACTATATCAGCCTCAAGGTCTGCTTGTATATTAGCCACAGCAATTTTACCTTCATTAAGTTTTTCAGCAGCCTGAACCTTTCCTTGAACATCAAGTTGTTTAAGACTAGTTTCATGCTCTCTTTGCGCTTGAGCCTCTTGTGCTGCAGCTTCTTGTGCTTGCATTTGAGCTTGTTGCGCCTGCTGAGCTTGTTCTTGCATTTCCATAAGGCCATTTTCAAGAACATGTTCCGCTTCAGTGAGAGTTTCTGATTTTAAAACTTTTATAACATCAAGTAAATTTAGATTACCACTTTGTAGTGCTGATTGAGCCATTTGTGTAATAGCTTGTTTTATAGCATCTTCTTTACCTCCTTCAGTGATAAATATACCATAGTCATTTAAAGACACATCAGGCAACACTTTTAACATTTTATATCCACCATCTCCAAGTATATAACCAGCTTTTTTACCATCTGCCCAAGCAATCTTCATAAGATTACAAACCTGCTCAATAACTCTTTTCTTAACTTCGGAATGCTGAAAAAACCAACCTTCTGTAACTAAATTAGATTGAAGCACTGTTCTTTGAACATTTCCTACTGCTTCATATTGAGAAACAGCCCCTTCTCTTTGTGGAGATATACCGCAAACCTGACCAGCAGTTTGTTCTAGCATTAACTTTAGATTCATTAATTGCTGAACAGAATTTGATAACGTAAAATCTACCTGCTGAAATTGATTAAATCTTGCTGTGTCTGCGCCCTCATCTCTTGAATTTATTGGAATAATACCGTCATTTTTAATATGATATAATACGGTTTGCATATCCATACCTATATTAGAAGGCATTTGAGAGACGTCATAAACAACAGCTTTTCCTCCAGCTCTAGATAATGTTAACTCAATGTGATACATAACCACATTATATAACATTTGAATATGTTTAAGAACATCTACCAAACTCGTAACTCTCCCTGAAGATAAATTATGAATACATCCAGTATAAGAAAGAGATGTAGGCCCAGCATCATCTACAGACCTAACCTGATTTGGTCTACGTCTGCAATTTACTAAAATTTTACCACCTATTTTTGTAGCCTCCCAAATATCGTCTACATGTTTAGTTTCAACCTCCTCTCCCTTTCTTGGCTTATAAGTATCTTTAACTAGCTTTCTAAAAGGACTAGATGGGTTATATTTATTGGGAGAAACCTTAACCTTTATAGCTCGAATAGATTTCCACTCACCATGAATTAATCTAACCTTAACACCCGTTGAAGTGTCATACTGAATCCAGTCTAAACTAGAATTATAATGAGCCAGTTCATCACCAGAAGAAATATGTCGCATTTTTTCAAGCTCCACAATATCTTCTTTTGTAAGTTCATCACCATACTCATCTAATATTTGGTTTATCCCTAACCACCTTTGTTCTACCACCCATTGAGCGTTATCTAAATAATCACTTTCAATAGAAACGTCAAAAGCAATATTTCTAGGGTCTATTTTTCTAATACTAGGGTCTCCATTTATAATCTCTGCTTTATAAAAAACCTTTCCAGTTACAAGAAGGTCTCTAAAGCCATTTCTAAATAAGTCTCTCCAACGATATCTTTCTTTAAGATAATTTAAACCGTCTTCAACAGTTTCCTCTATAGCCTCTTTATAAGTATATCTCATAAAGGTCTCTATATCGTCTGGTATATCCATGCCCATAACATTTTCTGCAATAGGCATACCCATTGTTTCATTTACCTGCTTCTTTACGTCTGAAAGAATAGCTTCAGCAACCAAACCAACTTTAATATCCTCTTTTCTTTGAACAGCAGATTTATTAATAGAGCTAACTTGGGTTTCTAGTGGTCTTCGTAATTCCTCACTAGTAAGAAGGTCTATTTTGGGGGCAATAATATTATAATTAGTCATACGAGCAGGAAACGGGGTTCCATACTGGTCGGTAACATGCTCATAATCTTTTGGGTCAAAATGACCATGATAGGCCTGATAATTTCTTATATCTCTATATCTATTATTGACATACAGGCTATTATTGTGTTGAGCAATATAGGGCGCCATAGCATCTAAATTTTGCTCACACCATTTTTTATCTTTTTCCTTATCGCTAAGGAGTTGCCTTGGAAAACTAGTATACGGCATAATTATTCTTCTTTATATGGGACCAATCTACCTCTTTCTTTTTTGTAATAGACAAATCCTAATTTTTTACCCTTTTCGCTTTTTTCTCTTGCTTGTATTTGAAATATGTCTACATTGTGTATGAGACATAAACCAAAAGATATAGCCCTATCGGTATTTCTAGTACCATAATCAGCAAGTTCGTTTAACAAATCTATGAACCATATATCATCAACATTAGTTTTAATATAGTCGTCCATGTACTGCTCCATTACAGCTTTTGTTTGTTTATTCATCTGTAATCCATATCTGTTCCTGGTTAATGTTCCAGGAGCATGTGCAGTTTTTGGTTTTTCTTTAAGATATTTTAAAGCATTCTTTCTTTTAAAATAATCTATAATACCAATTTTTGTATACTCAATAAGCATCTTTGCATTGTAGTATATTGCTAGTTTTAAACATCCATCCCAAAATTCTTCTGCCGTTTTAGGCCTTTCTGTATAATCTGCTACTATATAGTCGCTAGCTATATCAGGAGATATAAACCTTCTATATATAAGAGCACTTCCTAATGATGTAGAAGCTTCAGCGGTGTCTTGGTCATAAGAATCAATTCCCCCTATGTCTAAAGCATCATAATCTTCATTTGGATGTTCAAGAATTAAATAAGGCCCATCTTTATCAGCAATCCACTCAACAGCATCAGTGAATCCATCTTCTTTATCAAACACCCACTCTATTCTTCCTCTTTGTATTTGATTCTGAAATTTAGTGCTCCCCATAATTCTACCTCGTTGAGCATTAATTAAAGATAAATCAAATCTACTTCCTTTAGTTTTTAAGAAAGCTTCTTCTACAGTTAGTGGATAGTTTTGTATGTGTAAATTATAAGCCTTACTACTATCTCTTCCTTCTAATTTTTTTCTTTCTTCGAGTAAAGACTCTTTAGCACCCCTTTCATTACTAACACCTGTTTTTAAATCAAAAAATCCATGATAACAAACAGAAGCTGGTATAAACATTGGTATAAGTCCAAATGAATCTGCATTATAATACATCTCCATAAAGTCTTTAGATGATGTTTCTATGTCACCACCTGTTCCTCCAATTACAGGAACTCCAAATTGAATATTACCATCCATGAAGCACGCTTTAGATGACATATAGGCGTTAAGCAATTCCTTGAACTCACCAGCCTCTTCAAATATCATAACACTTAAACGTTCACCTTTAAATACTTCGGGATTAGACATTGTTCTGCAGTGTATAGCAGATTGATATCCACTTATTTGCCATTTACCATCCTTAGACTTTTGTTTATATCCACTTCTAATAATATCAGATGTGTCTTTTAAAACAGAATGCCTAAGATTAATATGTTGGCCATTTAATCCTTTTTTCACCTTGTCAAAGAACGAATCAGCAGTCACTTGTAATCCTGCCGCTATTCCCACTTCATTATATGGATAAAATGTATATTCATGTCCACATAATGCAGAATTCATATAACTAAAACCTTTATCTCTGGCTTTAATAATAATCATCCCTTTCTCTTCCTCCTTACATTGCTCAAATAAGTCAAAATATAACTTATCTAAATCTCTATACCAAGGAGCGATAAGAGTCTTTCTATTCCCATCTTCACCACTATTACCAAGTATCTTATAAAAGTTAAGATAATAATAGTGCTTTCCTGTTATGCGGTCCATGCCTTTTGGCTTGTAACCATTTTTGCACCTATGTATCTGCTCTTCCCAAAACTCTTGATATGATACAGACTCAGGGTCTAAATCAGGTATACCCTCGTGTATAACGGGAGCATACTTTTTTATATCAATCTTTTTGCCCATATTGCTTAAAGTCTCCTTCTGGGAATTTAGCCTCACTTAACTTACCACCTATTTTACCAAAGGTTTTCATTCTTTCATTGTGAGCTTTTAGTTTACCTTCTTCTATAAACTGATTCCCGTCTTGAACGTATTTTTTCTCCCCTATTTTTATTTTTTTTTGCTTTGTCATATTAATCATATTGCTCTGTAAACATATTTCTAACTCTTCCTCCTTTTTTCATTTTAGTTTGAGGAGTTATTTCTTTTGGAGGATTAACTGTTTGTGGAACATATTCTTTATTCTTCTTCACATTACTTTTCTTTTTCTTTCTAGACTTCAGGTAATCCATTCCCTTTTTTAAGAGCCAAGGACTAGTCCCTGGAATGCTTGCTACAGTATCATGCACTTTTTTAGCTGTTTTTTTTATTTTTTGTTTTATGTTTGGCATAATCTTATATTTTGTCTTTAATACTCATTTGTTCTTCTAGATAGCTCATTTTAGCTTCTCCTTTTATCTTTTGTCTACTTCCCCTCCTTTCTATTGCATCTAAGAGTTTTTGTCTAGTATTTAGAACTTTTTCAATACCTATCATTATCTTTTGCATACTTTCGGCATTGTCCTCGTTTATCCTTGTGTCTCTCATTAAACGAGTGTATTCATCAATCTTTTCATTGAATGCTACTAATTGAGCATCTAATGGGTCGAACTGAAGTTCTTTATACTTATTAATCGCTACAGCGATTTTTTCATTTTTCACCCCCTTCCACTCATACTTGTCAAACACTGCTTTACTTACAGATTTAACTCTTTCCCTTTCTACAAAGTGTCTATAAGGGCTATCATAATCACATACTAAAGCCACCCATAGCATTGCTTTTATCCCAAGCTCATCTACTAAGTCTTTAAACTCCTCAATAGCATATAAGCCATCGTCTTCATTTATTATTGCCCCTTTTTTGTCTAATTGTAATAAATACATACTATCCGTTCATAGCAACCATTATCTCTATATTACAAGCAGCAGTATTTGCTTTTGCTGTTATACTTTCTATCTCTCCATATGAAGGAACAACATGGTCGCTGTCGTGAGCAGCAAAATCAGGATGTTCAGTTGTTGTATTAGATACTGGTACAATAAAACTTCTTCCAGCATCCACCTTAACCCAATATCCAGAAGCAGTAGATGATTCTTTTTCAAAACCCAACTCTACATAATTAGCAGTATCAAGATTTGTTATTCTCATATATTCTATAGTATCCTCATCTAGTGTTCCTATATCCCCAGCTGACCCAGCAAGATTTAATATAGTTCCTCCACCTGTACCTACAGCTACAGTGGTTTTATATACATTAGTGATTGTTGTAAATGATTTAGTTCTAGTAGAGCTATAATCATTCCCATCTACCGTTAAATTTTCTGTTAAGGTTACCTTTAATGTTGACGCCATATTTTAATTATTTAGTTGCTTCTGTACTTGCAATGAAAACCTCCACTCTACCTGCTCCTCTTGGACAATATGCCTTAACCTGGATTATATCTTTTAAAGCTGTATAATCTGCTGTTTCTAAAGCATCACCCTCGGCAAAGCTTGATAAAGTGTGAGAATATAGATAATAAGATTGACCTTGTTGAAGTTCCACACAAGAAACCAGGGGTCCTTCTGCTACAATCTCTATAACAAGAGGTTCCTTTCCTAAGCTTGTTATTCTTGCATATTTTACACTACCATCATCAAAAACACCAGCAGAAACTGTATCTGCATGAGTGGTGTATAGTGAAGTGGCTACCTGTTGTTTGAATGAAAAAACTCTAGTATAAACATCAACTATATTTGGAAAGGTCATAGTTCTGGCAGAACCCATTTGCTTTCCCTGCATAGTTATGCTTTCTTTTGTTGTAACTGTTAAATTTGGCATTACTTTCTTTTTTTAATTTTAAATTTTAATTTCCAAGCTCCATGCTCAACATATTCATATGGTTCCACTGAATAATCACATGTATCTAGGTTAACATATGTGTCAACGCCCTTATGAACTTTGCCACCAACATAAAAGATTTTTTTGTCTAATATATCATAGCCATTATCAATAAGGTCCATTACTATATCCTCTTCTTTCTTTACTAAAGATGGAAATTCTTGTGAAAAACTTACATGATGTGTTTGCCCCCTCATGTTTTTGTGAATTACACCATAAGTTGTTTTTTCGCTTGTCATACCCCAAAGATATAAAAAAATAACAACATACTAATAAACTTTATTTCTAGTTGCTGATATTGTGGAATTAATTTTAATAATATCTCTATTTATATTTAATGAGTCTCCAGGAAAATTAATATCCCTTTTTTCTCTAAAAGCCTTTTGGATAGAATTAATAACTTCAGCTTCTGAGCCTGGTTTAACCTCAATTCTAACCTCCTCTATATTATTAACCTTTTCAAAATATAAAGAAATAATAGAGTTAGTTGTTGTTAAAGTTGAGTCAGATAAAATAGGATTTGATTCCGCAAAAACCCTATGAGAATGGCCCGCTTTATACACAGATGCTCCACAATAATTTTCAATAGGATAAGAATATAACTCTATAGGTCTTTTTATATAAGGAGATATACTTCCCTTTTGCAATACTTTGTTGTAAATAACTTGACCAGGGTTCCCTGAAAGGGTGATGGTAGATGCTCCAATAGCTGACACTCTAGCAAAATAAATATTATATTGACCCTCATCTATATAAAGCTTTTCACCCACAGACATATCTAGTGTGGTAAAATCTACATAGTATTCTTCTGTTGTATTCCAATAGCTAGCCATACTAGTATCGTCCTGAGCTGTGATTACACACTGCCCCAGTTCGATGTTTTTACCATATGAAAATAAAACATTATACATTATTTTATTACAACTTTAGTGAATGATGATATTCCCGTTACATCCTCAATAGGCCAAGTACTTATAGTATCATTAAATATAATAGTAGCTCCACTATTTCTGCTAAATAATTCCGCCACCCTTAAAGCTACATCTACACCTGTCCCTGTTTCTATGGTTAAGGTTACCTTATAAGATAAAGGAGCTTTTTCAAAATACAAATCTATAGTAGTGGCAGAAAGATACTTAGCTCCTATGAATGCTTTCAAAGGAAACATTAAATAATCAGTGGCTGTATTAACAAACAAAACGTACCTGTCCATGGTGCAAATATACTAAATTAAACGCGAAGCGTTTTTTGCAAAATTATACGTCACTACTATACGTTGCAGACACGCCAGATATTTGACTGTGTATTTTTTCGCCCGTATCAGCATCAAAAATAACAGTGACGTGATTATCTTCATTTATTGCATTTACTAACGCCTCCAATACCTCTTTGTGTTTATTATCGTCTGTAGTGGTAACTGTTATAACATCATTATCTTTGTCAGAAGCCAATCCACCTTCAATGATGGGTGTAAAATACAAATTCAATGTGGTATCACTAGCAGGATGTGCACCTCTAAATGATTCCGCTGGATACATTAAAGAAATACTACTAGTAACATTACCTATATAAATAAATTTTTCCATATTAATCAGCTCCTATATCAGACGCAATACCACAAGTAGAAACGTTTGAAAACTTTTCCCCAGTAACATTGTCGCACAAAACTATTAATTGATTTTCACCAAAAGCAAGCTCTCTTGTAAAATCTTCAACAAAAGTTCTATGAACATTAGTAGAGGTGAGAGTTATTATAATACCATCACAATCAGCATTATCCTCCATAGCATACTGATAAGGGCTTTCGTAACGCATTGTCATTATAGAGCTACTTGTAAACCTAAACCCCCTTAAAGCAGAAACAGGGAAACATACAGACGTGGTTTGATTCATGTCATCAGCAAGAGTGGATTCTGACCTTGCATATATAAATTTATTATTACTCCTCTCTATATGACCAAACATGTTATATCTCTTTATCTGTTAATGTTACACATATTGGCCCTAAAAAGAACTGAGCCTCAGTGTAAGGACATTTCTCGTCAGGCTCATAGTGACGTATACCTAGCACAAAACCCCAATGAAAACTGAATACTAACTGCATAAGTATACAAAACTACGAAAAAAAATTTTTTATATTTTTTCAAGTCTGTGAACCTTATTCATTATACAGCCCTCCTGCTCCGTTTTTTCAAACCCCGCACCCCTTTCTTATAAAATAGGATTTTAAACAGAAAAAGGATGCTTATTTAGCCTCAGGAAAACCTAAAGGTTGTTCTTGAGTGCTGTTCACACGTCTTCCAAAATTAATAAAAGTATTAATTAATACCGCTTCTGTTAAATAAACAGAATGCTGTTTTATTAATATTTGTTCTGTACGTATGAACGAACGACATACATTATACACCCACTTTGTTATCCACTACTATTGTGTACAATTTGTTCTAGTCTACAATGTCATATTGTTTAAGTGATTTGTTATAGTACTGTACAGCATTTGTCCCACTCCCTCCCAAGGTACGAAAAAAAAATGACATTGTCAAGTGCTTCGTTAGTATAATTTGTTATAAGTTATACTATTTGGGTGATTCCTCCAGAAACGAATGCTTGCGCTTCTGTTTCGCCTTTGCCCTAATTTTTGTTCTTATCTGTATTGGTTGTAGTGCTTTTACTATAACTTGGTCTGAGAGTGTACCATAAAACCACTCATTTCAATTAAATTTTATATTATGAAAGATTTAGTTTCTTCGGATTTGTTTCAGAAAGTTTCTAAGACAAGTCTTACATTACCTACGTATGATTATACTGTAGGAGTTAAGCAAGGTTCAGTGATTAACATCAAACCCAGAATAGGGGAATTTGAGGTGATTACTAAACGTAGTATTGTTAACGGCAATGAACACTTTGAAACATCGCCAGCAAAAGCTTTTACTTATGCTGATGTGTTACTAGTGAGACGCTATGTAAGCAAAGAAGGTGAAAGCGTTGTTAGTAAAACACCAGCTTTTGCCGTCAATGTTAAAGTTAGCTCAAGTGCTAATGGTAGCTTTAAATATGTTACCATGATGTTTCGATACTCACTTGCTGAAGATATCTGTAAATCCATCAACGACGTCAGAGAGAAAAGAGCTACTGACGTTGAAAAGGGTAAAGCATTCTATTGTATATTAGAAGACAATGGACTGAATATAGACTCTTGGCAATCAGATATCATTGAGAATGGTGGAACTTTTAAGTTCGCACAATACAAGAAAAAGTACGACATGAACTTCATTAGTGCTAATCTGTATGAAAGCGACACAGCAAAGTATGGTCCATCTCAAGAAACTACAGTCAACTCTACACAGAGTAAATTGTAGTTCTTCGA